ACACACCTTCCGACAACAGTAAATTTTACCTTACACTAGAAAATGTTTAACGAAAAAGCAGAAAAACTGAATGGACGTGCAGCAATGGTTGGATTCGTTGCCGCAGTTGGATCTTATCTCGCAACAGGTCAAGTTATCCCAGGTTTGTGGTGAACGACATGTTACTCATTGCAACTTCCATGATAGGAGGGTTTATCTTTGCAGCCCTATTGACAGATGGAAATGTTGATGATGATGACAACGGTCCAGACGGTGGTTTGATGACTCCCGTTTATGCCCCAAATACTTGACAAATAAAACTAAATAAGATATAATTCGGGGGCACGGAGATGCCCTTTTTTCATGATTAAAAAAATCGTAGAAGTTTACAACAAACTCATGAAAACACCTTCAGAAGATACACTTGAATGTTCTGTTGATGATGAAAAAGTAGATTGTAAGGAGTTTGAGGAACCTGTGTATACCGGTATTCCTGCACCTGCATATCTAAAAGATGATGAGTGGTTTGGTCCTGCTCCCGAATACACTGAGAAGCAAAAAGATTATATGGTACAGGAAACTGAAGTCAAGCGACAAGAGTTTGAGAAAAGTTTTTCTGTAGAATCTGAAGATATTCATCAGGTAATGTATGAAATGGCAACCAAGAATGGTGCCACAACGACTCAACTTGATCCAATTGGTGGATCCGAAAACTTTCAAGGCGGTTCAGAAAATGTCCATCGATGATTGGCGATATAGTGATCAAAAAATGAAAGTTAGAGAGCAAGCACTAAAAGTCTTGCTTTCTAAGTTTGGTGGTCAAATGGAAGGAGTACGTCCTAAATACTCCAGTCAATCAATCTATGAGTGTGCTCAAGACTGGGTGTCTCAAGGCAACATGCACACTGCAGGGATTGTAAAGTATTACGAGGCTTATTATGCAAAAGGTAATTAATGTATTAGCAGTCCTATCATTTGTAGGAACTGCAGGTATTATCGGTGGAGGAACAGTTGTTTATCTCCGTCGTGATGCTATCGCTGAAAGTGTCAAAGAGCGTGTTGCTAAAGCAGCAACAGAGGCAATCGCAGGAGCACTTCCTGGTATGTTAGATGCTGCCATGCCTGAACTTCCTAATACCACTGGTGGTGCTATTCCCTCTACTCCTTCTACTCCTTTCTGATATGAAAAAACTTATGATGGCACTGGCAGCAGCACTTATCTCTGCTCCAGTATTGGCAGATCCAATTAAAGACAACGAGTACTTCACTCCTCACTCAATGGGGTGCATGTTACTTCAGGAATGCACCGATCATGTTCAAGAACTTAAAACAGTTTCTGACCTCAACAAACATGAGGAACTGGCTGATATTGATTATAGTATTGTTGCTGATGAGTTTAACTCTCTCGTCCGATCACTTAATGCGGTCGGAGCTAAGGTTTTTCTAGCAGATATGCGATACTTCCCAGTGGGACATCGCGGTGTCTATCATACTGTAGGCAATAACTTCTTTTTGAACGTTGCTCATATGCATCGCCCTGGCACTATGATGTCAGTGATGCGTCATGAAGGATGGCACGCTGCTCAGGACTGCATGGCAGGAACAATTGATAACAACTTCATTGCCATTATTCATAATCAAGAGGATGTTCCTCGTATGTACCAGGCAATCGCAAAGAGTGCTTATGCAGCACAACCACATGCTATTCCCTGGGAGAAAGAGGCATACTGGGCAGGACATACTGAAGGTATGACACAGGATGCTCTTAAGTCTTGTGCTGCAGGAACTATGTGGACCGACTACGAACCCACACCCATGACTCGTGAATGGTTGGTTGAAAAAGGTTTCCTCTCTAAATAGAGTTGCCTTTGCTGGGAACTCATGCCAGAAGAAGTTAAGAAGCAAGAAGAAAAAGCAAAAGGACCGATCGGAAAGTTAAAAGATAAGATTGAGGATGCTGATGAGCAACTAGCAGTTCTCAGCACTTTGGTTAGATTAGGTATCTTAGTTTGGTCTGGTGGCATTCTTACCCTTAATTATGTGACGATCCCTGGATTGCCACAGCAAAAGATCGATCCTACGTTCATAGCCAGTGTGTTTACTGGGGTTTTAGCGACTTTTGGCGTCCAGACGGCAAAGAAATCTAATGATGGTACTATGAAGATGAATGGTGCTGCCACTGCTGCTGGTGGTGCTGGTGCAATTACCAAAGCAGATTTAGAAAAACTTATTGCTGCTGCAAAGGAAACTGCACCTGCTCAAACAATTAGAGTTGAGCAAGGACCAATCAAAATCGTAACCGATTCAGATCAACCTCCATACAAAATGTGATATGAAACCTTACCTCAAGTGGACTGCCCTTAGCGTTGGCAGTATCGTAGCAATCGCACATATCGGTGTGTTAGGACATTTGGTTAGACGTGAACCCACGATTCAGGTTCCGACTATTAATATTCCTCGTGGCACTCCGTATTCTTCTTATAAGATTGAAGCAGGTAAGGATGGATATACAATTGAATATAAAGCAAACGATCCTAAGGTATTAGAATCTCATAGATCATTAGATCTTGATAAGACTAAGAAAGGTTTCTTTGGCGGAGGAACAGAGAAAAGGACAGAATATCGTAGTGATGAATATACAATGGAAGGTGTGAGAAATATGGGAGGTGCCTCTTTGCCAGGCGAGGGAAAGTCTGCAAAAGACTTAGAGTGCATCGTGGCGGACGCTGGAGCACGGTCACAAGGTGCAATGGCAGGAACCGCAATTAGTACTGGACTTTTGGCACCTGCAGTTATGAACATTCCTTATATTGGATGGTTAGCAGCAGGATGGGTAAACCTTATGGGTCAGTCTGCTGGTGAATCTGTTGGTTCTCAAGTGGGACAAATTTTTAACGACTGCTGATAAATACTTAAGTAGTCAAGGGCACACAACCCAACAGGTTTCCATGTATAGGGAACCGCACCTTCAAAAAAAGTCTGATGAGTGTGCTGCTTTGTGGAGGGAGTGGCACACTTTGTGGCGAAAAAAGCAATAGGTGCCCCAGATGCAAGGGCAGAATGGGGTCAATGTGTGATGGAATTTGGTGAAATGATAAGTCAGGAAGTCAAAACAAATTCTCGTTACACTTCAATTAGGAAGATATAGATAGTGTAGTTGCGTAAACTTTATGAAGTTTATTTTCGCATTTCTAGCTACATTATTTCTTGCTGCGCCAGCATGGGCAGTAGACGTTCAGATGGGATATGATGGTAATCTAGTTTTTGAACCAGCAGAAATCACAATTAGTGCTGGAGACTCAGTACATTTTGTCAATAACATGCTTCCACCACATAATGTAATTGTAGAAGATCGTCCAGATTTAGGTCACGAAGCCCTGGCAATGTTACCAGGAGAAGAGTTTGATGTTGCATTCCCCGAAGCAGGTGACTACACTTATTGGTGTGGACCACATAAGGGTGCAGGAATGATTGGAACTGTTCACGTTGAATGAATAAAGATGAAAGGAGAGAGTTCTACAAAGGACTCAGGGAAAGAATCAAACAATTAAGGATGGAACATTTATTTGAAGAACCTTGTCCTTTATATGAGGATACAGATGAAGATGATGAACACTTTTAATAAATTCTTTCTAGATATCACTGTAGCGATCATTGACTTCCTATATCAAGGAAGAGACTACCAAAGATTCTGGGTGCTTGAGGAGATTGCTCGGGCACCATATTTTGCTTTCTTGAGTGTATTGCACTTAAGAGAGTCCATGGGATTACGTGGTCCAGAACACATCTATCTGATGGAGGAACATTTTGCTCAAACTCTTAACGAAACAGAACATCTGGAATACATGGAAAGTAGGGGTGGCAATTCTTATTGGATTGATCGCTTTTTCGCCCGACACCTTGTACTTGTCTACTATTGGATCAACGTGGTTTATTATTGGTTGGCTCCTAAGTCTGCTTACCATCTCTCCTACGAAGTAGAAATCCACGCAGCAGAAACTTACGGAAAGTATCTTGCAATCAATGGGCATGATGACAAGATTCTTGAAATTTTAAATGATGAATTAGCACACGTTCACGAACTTACTAAAGCAATGGAGATAATCAAATGAAGGTTGGTCTTATCGGCCTAGGTAGAATGGGTGAGGGTATGTCTCGCCGCATGATGAAAGCAGGCATTGAAGTATGGGGTTATAGGAGGAACTATGCAAAAGCTGAGGAAGCATATGAAAAGGGTTATGTCAGTGGAGTTGCCGCTTCTCTGGAAAGCCTTGTTGAAATAGTCCATAATCAGGAGGGTATGGTTGGTAAAGCACCAGGTATCTTTCAACTTGTCATCCCCGCAGAATTAGTAGAGGACACACTCAATGAGTTACTACCATTACTTGGCGACGGGGATATTGT